AAGCATCAACAGTTTTACGTTGCCCAGTTTTATCTGCAAACGCATAAACTGCGATTGTCATTCTGGGGTTATCTGGCGTAGGTAAATTTTTAAGCTGCTCCTCAAGAGGAGAACTTTGCAACTTAGGCAATGTTATGATAGTGGGTCTCTCTGGCAGAGACGCGCATCCAACTAAACTAAGCAATAAGAGGCTTGCCAGCCATCTCATTAAGGAGTCGGGGCTAAGACGCCAACAGGAACTTGTATTTGAGTTGTGTTACCTGTGGCGGGGTCAACAATGAAAAGAGTAACCATATCTCCGTTTTTTTGCCATGTAACGGTTGCTCCTCCTTGTAAATTAATGATGCCAAAATTGGCGCCTCCAGCATTAAAAATTTGATCTGTAACTTGAGAGGCAAGTTGAGAGTAAATCCTTGCCTGTAAGTTATTTATAAAATTATTTAATGGTGTATTTTGGGCTAATATTTTTTCTTGCTCAAGTTCAGACTTAGCAATATCTTTTATTGACTGTTTTCTAGTTCTAGCTAGGTTTTCAATTGTAATAGCGTGACCAGAAAAGTTTACTCCATTGAACGCTGGAGACTTGAAAGAATGAACCATATCACTAGCACATAAGCTAGTGAAAAGCAAGCAGCTTTGTAATATACATGTGATAGTTTTCACAATATACATTACACAATTTATTTAATCGCTTTGATCGTCAAAATATTCCTCTAACTGCTCGTCAGCAGAACGCCTTCTTCTTTTTGAAGAATGTAATCTATTGTTTTCGCAGTACTTGCAAGAACCATGATTCCTGCAAGTCCGATCAAACCTTTTTGATCCTTGATATGGTTTTCTTTTTTCCTTGCCGTGCTTTATTGCTTTTTCTAGGCTCATTTTTATTATTAATAAATTCCTCCATATTCTCAACAGTCATAATGTCGAGTTTGGTGGTAATGTGTTCATAAAAATCAGGAAAGTTTTCTTTTAGCATTATAAGATTATTCAAGGCAGACGCCATAGATGGTCGGCTAAAAGATTGATAAATAGCTTTAACTGCCGTTTCGTCTCCTTGCATTACAGCTTCTCTAAGAGTGGGAGATATAAAATAAGCCCAGAAGCAATCTGTTAAACTCTTTGCCATCATAGCGAGAGATAAGTCATACGCTTCTTGTTTCCCACAAAACACATCTATTGGAATATTCCACGAAGTTAAAGGCTTATCTTTATATGAAATATAAATCTTAATATTTTTATCAGTTATATTTTGCCAAATAACTTCGCCAAGAAATTGCTGACAAACAGAAAAGAAGTTTTGGATCTTCTCTTGGGACTCTGGGGACAACTGAGATAAAACATCACCTTTATTCGCCGCCCTCTTTGTCATCTCAATGATGGCCTTTTTAAAATTAGTCTTTGTGACCTTAAAGCCTACAATTGTTTCCATTTCAGATTTTACTTTCGTAATCTCTTCAAAAACTTTATCTTCCTGTTCTTTGATGGTCATCATAAACTATTAACTTCCTCAAGATGCGCTAAATGATGACGCTCTATTTTAAGAAGCCAGCCATCATAAGTAGCCCAATGTTCGCACTCAGAATCAAACATATCTTTTTGTTTGTTCCAAACGCTAAACGTTTGATCTTTGTAAAGAAAAACTTTTTGAGATTTTGCTCCATAATAATAATTATCGGCAATTACTTCAAACGTACATAATGGCTTATAATATTTCATAGAAATGATCTTAATTCAACTGCGCCTTTGCACAAATAAGATTCACCAGTATAATTATAATTTAGCCATCCACGAAATACAATTCTATCTTCAAGATATTCAAACTCCGATACTTCCATCAAGATTGGCCTTTCCAAATCAAAAGAAGTTATCACAACAAAATTACGCAAGGCTTTATGACTTCCAATGTCAGAGATATAGGTTTTAGTAGTGTCAATACCCGTTTTTTGAGCGGATACGTTTGGGATAACGAATCGGGCTATAAATTTCATTTGATGAATTCTTTTATTTGATTGATTGCGGTAGTCTTTTCGTCCATCGCTTGAGAGAAGAATGTCTGTTGATACATCAGATTAGTTTGAAAGGCAAGAGAATTTGCATAATTATTTATACCATTTTTAAGTTTGCTATCGTCAACGATAACGCACTCTGGAATAACATAACCACACTGCTTGATTGTATTAAAGCAGTCGGCATCAAATAACATCACGACATCAGACATGAGAGATTCGTAAAAGCGGTTGGCAAGAAAAGCATAATGAGTATGAGTATGTTCATCTTCAATATAAATTGAATATTTAAATTTGCGCAAATCCTCATTGTTCTTTTGCCACTCAAGTTTTGGTATGTAGTTGCATTTGCAGCCAAGAGCTTCGAACTTCTTCCAATTCTTATTGGACGCAGAAAGAAATACTCCTTCAGTCAAAAACTTTTGAAATGAATCGGCGCGCCATTTACGATAAGTACCATAATAAATAACGCCATTCTTATTTGAAATGTCAACTGGCGTTCTAGTGTCGTCCATAATTAATGAATTTAAATTAACAGTAAGCCACTTGTTAATAAAGTCATTAAGTTTTTTACCAGCAATGTTCTTGTTTAAGATCCAATGACGATAACCTTCTCTGGGATTATTGCAAATCATATCGTAACTCAATCCCATGTTCTGAATGCCCCAGCGCAAAAGCTGATTATCTTCAACATCGTGATCGTTTACTAACCAGATGTAACGAGCCTTTGGGTTCTTTTCTAGAACTTGACGATAAGGAACGTGAGGCATATAAGGCGAAGCATAGCAGCAGATGACAACATCATACTGTTTCTTTAATACCTCTGGCAAGAAGTATTCGCCGTCGAGAAGGTCTGCACCCAAAGCCTTCTTTAAAATAAGACTATTACGACAGTGAACAATCGATGTATCACTGTAGTCTTCTGCAAGGGGCTTTCGCTTACTGGTCGCTTCGATTATCAGAATGTTCATTGTCTAGTAATTTTAAATATTTAAGAAATTGGCGCTTTGCGTTTTCTTCACTTGAGTATGGTCCATAACAAATGTTTCTATTATCATTCCAGAAGTACCAGCCGTCGCCAGCCCAACCAAAACGCTCAAGATCAAATTCATAATAGAGTTTTTCGATAGAGTCGCACCAGCATTGGGATTTGCCGGGCCGTACAATATGCAAGCCACAATCTTCATTGAGGTTGCATTTGTACCAGATATTGCCGAAACCATCATCTAATCTATTTGGATTTTTCGAATTCGCCTCGCTCATTTGAATAGAATATTTCTTTGAAAGCTACATCTTTCAACAGCTTTTCGCAGTATTTGCATGGCTTACCCATAGCAACTTTATCGTTTCTGTCAATACGAAATGTAACTAATGTGTGTTTGGTATGATCAATTTTACCAGATTTAATTACCGCACAAGCCTCTGCGTGAAGTCCGCTACCATCAAAATAGCCATATTTTTGATTGATTGGGTGCGATTTCTTGGAGTTCTTACCTATTGAAACAATTTTATTCTTATTTAGAATAAATGCAAAGTGTCGGCAGCGAAGCTCAATATCGTCATAGATAATGAGATTTCTGGCAAGTTGGATCAGTCTTTCGAACTTCATCTGTCCATAGAGTAACAACTTAATTTTATTACGTCAAGTGTTTTTATACCTTAATTTCCAGAATACATCATTTTCTTCGACAATCTCAGCAAAGCCATACATTTTCATTAATTTTAAATACTTTTCGTTGTTTTTTCTGTTTTTTAAAACTTTGGTATAAAACTCATTGAATTTTGTTTTCTTTAGTTCGGCGTGAAAGGCTTTTAAAATATCAAGACTTAGTGCGTAATCATAGTCAAAATAAACCGTTACAATATATGCCGTAACATTCGTTACCTCTTTTATAATAACTGCGCCAAAAACCGTTCCGTCAGTTGTCTTAAAAACAAATGAATTTTTAATGTTACTGTCTATTGTTTCGCCAATTTTATCAAAAAAAATAGTTGGACTTTGAAGGGATGTGACCTTATGATTAAGGTGAGCTTTTAGTGCTATTTTCAATACCGCATTTTTATCAATTTTGGACATTTTATGTATTTCAAACGAATCTATTTTTATTTTGTTTTTAATGTCCATGAGTGTAAATATAATCTAAAGGTAAAAGGAAATGTCTAGGGAGTCTAATCACAAAGTAAATGCGGAGCTATTTTCTTTAGAGCCAACGGCTCTTTTGGAGTTTTTTGTCGTTTACTATGATTATGTTAATAAACCAGAGGAAAAACTCTACATTCATGGCGGCACAAATGGTATAAATGGCTCAGTTTGGTGGCAGGGGCAAGAGTACGCACCATTCCCAATTCAAAGCTCAGGATTTGAAGCCAAAGGCGATGGTTCACTTCCAAGACCCAAGTTAATGGTGTCAAATCAGGACTTTTTTATGTCCAATTTGATTCGTCGATACGATAACCTAATTGGCGCAAAAGTAGTAAGAAAAAGAACCTTCGTAAAATTTTTAGATAATAGAAACTTTCCTGACAGCAAGCATCCTTATGGTGGGCAAGACATAAGCGCTGGATTAGAAGATCAAGTATTTTATATACTCAGGAAGTCAGCTGAAAATAAATCTGTTGTTGAATTTGAGTTGGCTTCTCCTTTGGAATTGGAAAATGTCACATTTCCCAAAAGAATAGTAATGGCAAGATATTGTTCATTTCATTATAGAGGCATTGGATGTAGATATTCTGGACCACCAATTGCAGATGAAAATGATGTTCGAATATCTTCTCCCACAGATGTTAGAAATGGTTTGATTAAACGCAAATATAATAAAACTGGTTTGGTTTTACCAACTAACACTGATACTTTTATATCTGGTATAAAATCCGTAACAGCGGCAGTTGATACTTCGGAATCTGTGGTCTCAAATATATCAATTGATAGCGCGGATAACTTTTATTTAGAGTTTTTAGGGTTTTTTAAAGTCGGCAAAGGTCAGGCTGGAGAATATATATTTGGAGTAAACAATGATGCTGCGGTTGAATTGATTATAAATAATGAAATTATTGTAAAA